AACCGAACTGCACCACATCCCCCACATTGATGGAGCCGGTTCCGGCTGATGCTAGGGTGACCGTGCCCACGCCGCTGGCATAACCGGCTGCGTTGGTCGTGGCGCCGCTGGCCGTGCCGTAAGTGCAGGTACGCTGCACCGTTTCGTCATGAATCGATGCCGTGACCTTGCCGTCATAGGTCATCTGACAGTCAACCTCGAAGCGCCGGATGCCTGCAAGGTAGGCAGCCTGCAAGCCGATCAAACTGCCTTCGGGATAGACCATTGCCCCGCTACGGTGCGCGATGATCTGCGCGGCGCCGGGAATCCCATCCCATGACACCACACCCCGAATCAAGCTCACCTCATCGGCGGTCAGATCCGTCCGGTCCGATGTGCGCGGGGTCTGGTAGCGCGCTTTGCCTGCGCTGACCATCTGGTCGGCCAGGCTGTCGGGCAGCGAGGCCGTGGCGCCGACAGCCAAGGGCGTGTCGGCCGGGTAGTAGAACGGTGCAATGACAGTGACGGCTGTGGTCATGGTGGATGGTCCTGATGGTGCTGTGGTGCTGTGCTGCTGGCTGTTCAGTCGCCGCGCCCAGCGCTGCCGTTGACAACGGCCAGGCGGCTGCGTGGGGCGCTGGCGGCCTCGCCCGCCTCATGGCGCGCGCTGGTGGTTGACGTGCCGGCGTTGGCCGGCGCGTCCAGCCGGCCGAAGGTGGCCTCCTCGGCGGCAATCTCCGCCTGCATCTCGTCAGGGTCCAGGCCCTGCGACAGCCAGATGCGCCGGCGGCTGGTGCTCTGGTTGCGCAGGCGGATGTCGTCGGCCTCTGCAGCTTTCAGCGGGTCGACAGGCGCCCAGGTGCGCGGCAGCCAGTCGATGGCGGCCAGGTACTCTTCGCGCCGGCTTGGACGCAGGTCAGGCTCATACAGCGCGGCACGGGCCAGCACACGCTGCGCCACTTCGTCATGCAGCCAGCTGATCAGGCGCCGCTGGCGCCGGCGGTAGTGGTCGCGCTCGGCCACGATGCCGACCTGGGCCGAGCTGTAGTTCACGTCGCTCAGGTCGTTGCCGATCGTGTGGTAGCTGACGCCGCGCGCTGCCGTCCAGGCGCGCACATGGCCCTTGATGTGGCCATCGGCGCTGATGTCTGGCCATTTGCTGTCGAAGGGCTTGAAATCGTAGCCGACCGGCAGCGTGTCGAACTGGCCGGGCATGGTGGTGGCGTACTTCTGCGCAGCGGCCTGCAGGGTCTGCAGTTCGTCGGCGCTCAGCGTCTTGCCTTCGGCCTGGGCCGCGGCCAGCACGCTGCTGACGATGTGGTCGGCCATGCCCGGTGGCGCCTCGCCATCGGGGCTGAAGAAGAAGCCCTCGCGCTTGGCGGCATTGCTGGCGGCAACCGCTGCAGACTCCTCGAAGTCGTGCAGCTGCCAGAGCCGGCCGGCGCCCACGCTGAGGCCCGGCACGCCGCGCAGCTGGCCGATCTCCTTCGTATCGAACCGGTGCACGATCTGGTCGGCCGGCACCCGGACATGCTTGCCGACGGTGGTGATGTCGGTGCTGTCGCTGCCACCCTCGCCGGCCTTGGCAGCACGTAGCCAGTAGGCCTGCGGCACGCCGTCGTCGTTGATCTCGATACCCATGCGCACGCGCCGGCCTTGCCAGTCGCGGTGCAGATTGACGTCCAGCACCTCGGGCGCCAGCGGCTGAATGCGCACACCGAACGGACCGCCGCCACGCCAGCGCCAGAGAATCTCGCCACAGCGCTCTTCGCAGCCCAGCAGCACGCTTTCCACCTCGCGCCAGGTCAGCTTGCCGCTGATGTCGCACGCGCCGCGGCGCCCCCAGCGGCGCCAGAAGCGCTCCAGCGCGTCGTTGGCGGTCTTGTCGGGCGTGATGCCGTCGGCCAGCTTCACTTTCGCCTGCAGCTGGATGCCATGCTCGCCCAGCACGTTGTCGTCCAGGCGGATCAGGTAGCTGCCGGCCCACTCGTCGCTGCGGGCCTGACCCTTGGCCCGGCTGCGCATGATGGGCAGCTGCCTGGCCAAGTCTTCGTTGATGTCGTTGCCCGTGGTGGCCCAGCTGCCCATCCAAGCCGGCGTTTCAGCGGCCTTGAAGCTGCGCGAGGCCTCGCGCAGGGCGCCGGCGCGCTGGGTGGCCAGCTGCTGGCCGGCACGGGCGGCCGCAGACTGCAACCATGTGGCGTTGCCGTCGTCGGCGCCGGCGGTGCGGCGGATCAGACGCTGAAAGATGTTCATGCTGGCCCCGGTCAGAAGCGGGTGTAGATGCGCCCCGGGGCGTAGCCCTGGGCCGCCGCGGCGCGGGCGTTTTCGCGGGCAACGTCGCGCCGGGCACCGTCGACCAGGTCCTGCAGTTCCCGGGCTTCGCGGAAAACCATGCGCCGGCCGTTGATCACGTACTCGGCCACATGGCCTTGGCCACCAGCCAGATACGCCGAAAGCGCAGCCTCGGCGTCAGCCAGCCGGCGCTGCGCGGCGGTGCGGCCGTCCAGGCTGGTGGCGGCCGTCAGGTCTGGCAGCACGTCCATGGACTGCTGCAGCAGCGTCTCACGCTCACCGGTGGCCGCCTTCTCCGCCCAGCCCACCAGGGTGGCCCTGCCGGCCTGCCAAGCGGCGGTGGCGGTGGCCGACAGGCTGACCAGGTGGTCTGCACCATCGGCGGCGGCTGTGATGTCGCGGTGCGGCGGCACAGCCCACAACACGCGGTACTTCAGAACCCAGCCATCGGTGGCCAGGTGCTCTGGCAGGCTGCGTCGCCACTGCACGCCGTCGCCAGCGCGGATGGTGGTGGGCTCGGTGCCGGGGATGTCGCTCATGGTCGGCGAGCATGCGGCCAGGGGGGCGGACATTTCCAGGGGAAGAATGTCCGCGCAGGCTCAAGGGCGTTCAAGGCGGTCTTGTGGTCATGCCGCCTGCGCTACGGCTGCTGCAACCTCTTCAGGCGTCTGGCATGGCGCACGCTGATCTGCAGACGCTCGGCCAGGTCGGCAGCGCTCAGCGCACCATCTTCCGCTGTGGCGGCCTGCAGCCGGCCCAGCAGCGTGGCCTTGCTGCGCCGGCTGATGTAGTGCTCGTCGCCTCCGTAGTCGGCGCGCAGCGCGGCCTCGATCGCGGCCCAGCGCTCAGGCGGCACGCCGGGCAGCTCGCCCTGCACGCGGCGCAGCAGATCGATCAAGACGTCACCGGACATGCTGTTGACGGGCTTTCTTCCGCGCTGACAACAGCGCCTTCAGGGATGCGCTGGCCGCCTCAGCGGCGGGCTCGGCCAGTGCGGGCTTGGGCGGCGCAGGCAACGCACCAGGCGCGGGCGCGGTGGCCGCGCGGGCTGCCATCACGCGGTCGAATGCCGACGACACGGCCGCCGGCAGCTGTGCCGGCACAAACAGGTCGCGCGTGGTCGGCTGCACAATGGCTTCCAGGCGGTCCCATTCCAGCCTGGTGCGGGTGTGCAGCCCGATGGCATGCGTGCAAAACAGCGCGTACACCGTGCAGTCCAGCGGCTCGTTACGTGCCCGCTTGGGGTTCACCCAGCGGTATTCCAGCCCACGCGCCGTGCGCACTGGCATGCGCACTTCGACCGTCAGCCCGGCGTAGAAGTTGCCCGGAAGGTCCTGCGGAAAGTGCACGCAGCCCGGGCCGGGCTGCGTCACCTGCAGTCGGCCGTAGATCAGGTCCTTTGCCGTGTCGGTGCCAACGTACCAAAGGCGCACGCCGCGCTTGAGCACCTTGCCGCGCCAGTTCACGTCCTGGATGGTGGCCTTGCCCTTGACCATCTTGCTGGGCTGCGGGTCGCCGCGCACGGCAAACACCTTGCGCCGCTCGCGCAGCCGACAGAAGTTGTAGGCCTGATGCGTGAAGTGGCCGCCAGTGTCGACCGCCATGGCCTCGATCTTCATCGCTTGGCCGCTGGCATGCTGGAAGATGGTGTCGAGGTACGGGTCGAGCTTGTCGGCCCAGTCACGCTCATCGGCCGGGTTGGCGTAGATCACCGAGTAGTCGACGCACCACATCTCCTCGCCGCGTCCGATGGCCCAGGTCACGATCTCGAAGCGGTCATCCTGCGTGTCAACGCCGCACACCAACACCAGCCCGCCCATGGGCACGGTGAAGCGCCCGTAGGGCTCAGCCCGACGCGCCAGCGCGTGTTCGTCCGCCTTCTCGAAGACCTCCTCCCACAGCTCGCCCAGGGTCTCGTTGACAAAGGTGATCAGCGGCCCGTTCTGCCCCTCCTTCGCCTTGCGCTTGGCTTCCAGGAACTCGCGCACGATGTCGCCCCAGCTGCGCTGCGGGCTGTAGGCGGCCCAGATGTGAAAGGCCACATGCCGGGGCGGCGCGCGCTCGGCGCCGTGCTGGTCGCGCCACACGCCGTCGGCGCCGTAGCGCCAGGCGCCGCAGGTGCTGACCCAGGCGCCATCGACCCACAGGCGGAGGTACTCGCCCTGGTGAATGCTGCCGTGGCAGTGCGGGCACACATGGCGCACCGGCCCGGTGTCGCCCCCCATGCCGCCACCCTTGAAACCGTGGCGCACGTCCTTCCCGCCCCACTGCAGCGGGTGCTCGGCCTGGCAATGCGGGCAGACGACGTGGTAGCGCATCACCGCGTCGGCGTTCTGCTCCCGGGTCTCGATGTGGTCGATGCCCTTCACGCGCGGCGTGCTGCCGACGATCAACTTGGGGAAGGCCGCCCCTTCCAGCCGGCCACGGGCGCCCTCCACCGGGTCGATCGACTTTTCCACCACCAGGTCGAAGGCGCTGGCCTCGTCCAGCATGGCCACGGCCACGGTGATCCGACGAAACGCCCGGGCCGCCTTGCCGCCCAGCGTGTGCAGCACCGAGCCGACGAACTGCTTGAGCTTGAGCGTGTCCTCCTTGCCCTTCAGCAACACCGGCCGCATGGCGGCCACGTCGCGCAGCATGGGATCGACCTCGCTCTTGACGAAGCTGTCGCGGTCGTCGTCGGTGGGCTGCCACAGCGCCTGCTTGCGGCGCCGATGCGCGGCGTTGTACGCGATGAAGGCCACCAGCGTCTTGGTGTAGCCTACGCGCTTGGACTTTCGCACGTCGACCTCTTCGATGGCGTCGTTGCTGAAGGCGTCCATCCAGCCGCGCTGGAACGGGTAGGCCTCCCAGGCGCCTTGCTTGTGGCTGCTCTCGGCGCTGAGCCTGAAGTACTCGGCCGCCCAGGCGCTCAGCGTCTGCGGCGGGTCGGCGCGCAGCGGCTGCAGGCCAGCCACCACGGCGGCCAGCACGGCGCGCTGGGTTTCAGTCGGCGCGCGGCTCATCGTCCAGAGCCGACGGATCAGCGTCGGCCTCGTCGTCGTCAGCGTCCAGGCTGGCCGCCACCAAGGCCGCCGTGCTGCGCACCCACTCATTGCGTGCCGCGGCAATCACCGTCTGCACCTGGTCGATGGCCGCCGGAGGCAGACCTGGGCAGGCCTTGCGCAGCTCGCCGGGCAGGTGCTCGAAGCGCTCGGCTACCGCCTGGCTGGCGGTGGCCAGCACCTCACTGAGCAGCTGGACGGCAGCGTAGTCGCCGCGCAGCACGGCGTTCTTGATCTCGATGCCCTCGCGCTGCGTGCGGGCCAGCGCCGCGCGCTCCTGGGCCAGGTCAAGCCCGCCATCAGACGCTCCCAGCCGGCCCGCAGCCTGTTCGCGCAGTCGCCCGCAGTAGGCACGCAACCACTTGCGCAGCGGCGCTCCATCTTCAAGCACTCCACGACTGACAAGATCGCTCACGGTCGGCTGGCTGATACCCACCAACTCGCCGAAATCCGCCTGCCGACATGCCTGATCGAGGATCACATAGCCCCCTTAGCAGACCCGTTGAACAGTCCGCGTTCGGGGCTCGAATTACCAGATCGG